TCTGGTCCAGATCTTAATTCAATATAATGAATCCAAGAGCGAAGAGATCCACTCATATACATTTTAGATTCGGTATTTCCTTCGGGTAAAACTGCTCTTGCCTGTTCCTTTGCTATTCCTTTTTTGATTGCATCTTGATAGACTTGTTTACACATCCATATGACTCGTTTTTGCTCTCTTTCCCAATCGAGTTGGAAAGCTTCATCATCAACTTCGATACTATTTTGTCTATTCTTATCATCTTGCATTCTCGCTTCTCTTGTAACAAATTTTAACTCCTCTACCGGATTTGCATATCTTTGACTAAACTCTTGAAAACTAAAACTACGATGTCTTAAAATCTGTCTAGCAATATCACGAGTTGTTGTAATTTCTAGGCAAGCAGATACCATTTCGAATGGCGACCAGTGTTTATGTTTGATGAGATATCGTAATAATTTTTCTGACGTTTCAGAGTTAAGTTGGTTTGATGGGTTGGAGACACGGGCCGTATACGCAATGAGGTCTTGGATGTTTTCTCCAACGTATAATTCATTCTTGGGCGGATTTGAATATGAGATAAGCCTAACATCATTAATCATCTTTTTCTTTCTTTTTTTCTTGTTGCAATTTCCATAACATCCAGTCATAGTATCTTACTGGTTCTGGATCGTCGTGAGTTTCCGGTAATTCAATAAATCTACCGGTACCAGTCATATCTTGTGTAAATTTATTCATTAGAGTTTTTGCTTTCTAATTGTCTTAATATTTCTTTAAATTCTCTGATTACCATTAAACAATTAGGCATATCATTTCTATAATTTACCCAATGCTGTCTATAATCTTTTTCTACAGTATGACCATCTGCTTTCATTAGATTTTCTACTACTGTTTTTTCAAGTTCATTTAATTTTTCAATATCAAAAAACATTATAATTTAAAATCTCCAAATTTTTCTTGAGATAATCTTTCACCACTATTTGTTTTATCAAAAACCGGAGTATCATCCATTAAATTTTGTTGTGTTTCTTCAACATCGTATAAACGCATTTTTGCACGATCTACACCAATTACGAATCTTTTATGTTGAGTAGGATCGTTGTATCTATTCTTCAATTGTTTGACCATCATCTGACCGTCTTTTTCGAGCTCTTCAGTTGATATAAGTGCAAACATTAAATCTGCGGTAGCGGGTAATCCAAAAGATTCGGACGTGTCTTCAAGCCCAACATCCGAGTTACTATAACCTGAACGAGTCGTTTGCGTTGCAGAGAAGATCGGTAAGTCGAATTCGACCGCAAGACCACGTAGCTCTTCAGCAATTGCTTTAATGTAAGTGTATGAATTGATTGCTCCTCCCATTGCTTTCATTCGAGATGATGCACAAATATTTAAGTAATCAACAAAAATAACATCAGGTTCGAATTGTTTCTTTAATTTAAGTTCATTTAATAATGCTCTAAAATGACCTGCATGTGCAGAACCAGTTGGATACTCTTTTACAATTAGTCTACCAGTTGTTTTACGTGCAAGATTATTTACCTTTTCGGTAAACATGTCTTTTGACATACTATCAAGTTGATCGATAGGAACATTTAAAAGATTAGCATCAATACGTTCAGCAATACGTTCTTCTGCCATTTCCATTGTTATATAAAGAACATTACGGCCTTCTATTAAAGAACTAGCTGCGACATGACACATGAATAAAGATTTACCAACGCCTGTACCTGCAAGGGCAATGTTAAGTGTTTTACGCGGAACACCACCTTTTGTAATTTTATTGAAATAATCTAGATCAAAAGGAATGCGATCTTCTTCTTTATGATAAAAATCATAACGCTCTTCTGCATTCTCAATATAGTCATGACCTATATTTGTATCAAAAGCTACACCTAAAGCCTTTTGTAAGAGTTCAGGTAGAGCGTTCTTTGTAAGCGAATCATGTTTACCATCAATAATTGAAATGGATTCCATTATAGAATTATAAATTGCTCTGTCTTGACACCATTTTTCTGTATTGTTTAATAACCATTCTTGATCAATCTTTTCAATAGTAAAAAGCTGAGGAACTATTTCCATTGCCATAGTAAATTGATCTTGAGACATATTAGCATCTTGAAGTTCAATTGATAATGATTCACTTGATGGTAGTTTATTATATTTTGCTACATATTTACCGACTTCTTTAAATAACGTTTTGTAAACACCTTGAAAATAATCAGGTTTAATAAACGGAAGAACTTTCCGCATATATTTTTCATCAGTAAGAAGATTTCTTAATATAGTTTGTTCAATATTTGCTTGCATTATTACCTATTCTTATAAACTTCATCAGCACTTAATTCTTCACCAGTCGCTCTATCTGTAAATTTTGCAGATCCTTCATTCACACAAGTATCTAAAATATCTTGTAAAATAAATCCAGCATATTGCTGTAATTCTTCGTTATCAATATGTGCATCAGGATTTGGAGAACTTATAACATGAAAATTAAAACTTAAATTATCAGTCTTTTCATTAATTGCAATTGCATGAAATTTAATAACTGTTTCTACAAATTCATCTTTAAGAATTCTAACTGACCAATTTTCATCTTGTTCTTCATTAAGAATTAACTCATAATGTACACCTTCAGATAATTTTATCATGATAATTTATTCATTAATTCATTTGATTTTTCTGGATTTTCAATTAAATGTGTTTTAGCTACATTTAATCTTTCAATTCTTTTTTTAACTGATTTAGTTTGTTTACTATTTTTTGTCCAATAATCAATTTCTTGATTGATCAGATCTAAACCAAGAGACATTGCTTTTACATCTCTTACTACACTTCTACTATTCATCATTATTCAATTTCCTCAAAATCAATACTTCCTTTTCCACCAATTTGGTAAACGCCCTTTAAATATTCTTTAAAGTCAGTTTTTTCAAATATTGGTTTCCAAAACTCTTCTTCTAAAGTTGCGGCTTCTCTTACTTTTGGTTCAACTAATTCACCAGTTTCTTTGTCAACTCTACAATACCATCCATTAGACGGTTTAGAAACATAATTACCTTGTAATGCTACATCTAAAAGACCTGACCATTTTTGCACACCGCCTTCCCAACTAACACTAATAGGTATTTTGGATTTTTCTTTAACATATCTTGACTTTTCTACATTAATAACAAAATCATAACCTACAATATCTGTACCTTTTTTGTTTTGTCTACGGCCAAGAATCCAAATATTATCTGCTGAATAGTAAATACCTGTACCACCAGAAACTATAGCTTTTGGAAATAAACCAATTTCCATATATGTATGATTAACTGCAATCATTGGAATATTTTTCATATTTAAATATGGAGTACACATTCTAAATAGACCTTTGAGTGCCTTTGCTCTTGACATATCTGCTACTGATTTTTCATTAATCGCATCTTCCATTTCTTTTTTTGATGCAAGATTACCTACAGAGTCAATCATAATAACTACTTTATCATCTCGATCAAGATTTTCTAATTGACTAATTACATCAAACTTTAATTCTTCAACATTTGTAATAGGTGTATGAAGTACACGACTAGTATCAATTTCAAATTGTTCAAAATATTTTTGAGGTGAACCAAATTCTGAATCATAAAATAATAAAACTGCATCATCATATTTTTTTAAATATGCACTAGCCATAATTAAACCAAATGAAGTTTTAAAATGTTTAGAAGGACCTGCAAGCACTGTAAGTCCAGGTGCTAAACCGCCATCTGCATCACCAGATAAAGCAATATTAATCATTGGTGTGTCAGTCGGTATCATATCTTTGTCATTAAAGAACTTTGAATCTGCTAAAACCTCTGATGTTTTAACTTTTGAGTTCTTTTTTAGTTTATCCATAATGGACATGCATTACTCCTTTTTTATTATATAAAGTATTATAACATATATTCATATATTTGTACATCTTTTAATGCGGAATAGTATGTTTAATAATATATTCTTCAATATCAATTGTAGGTTTCCAACCTAATATTTTTAATTCACTATTATCTGCTGTATTATTTTGAGCCTCACATGGATCTCCATCTGTAACTTCAATTCCTTCCCAACCTGCAAGTGCTCCTAATTCATTAACAACTACGCCTTTACCTGTTCCAATGTCGTATGCTCTTTTTCTTTTTTCAACAGGAGTATCCATAATAGTTTTAATGGCAGAAATAACATCATCTACATGAATAAAATCTCTTGTATGTCTTGTAAGATATGGAATAGATCCATTGAGTAATTTTCCAATTAACATTGATTCTCTTGCACCATCGCCATAAACAGTAGTGAATCTTAATGCTGTTTGACCATCAAATGCAGTTTCTTCATTTACTTTTTTACTTGTACCATATGGGGATAATGCCCAATTATGAATACAAGAAGAAGATGCATAAAGAAGTGGAATATTTAAACCATAACATATTCTTTGAATTCTTGTTGTTGGTTCTACATTATTTTCCCAATATTCATCTGGATATTGAATGCTTCGTCTCACGTCTGCATCCGCTGCAAGATGGATTACCATATCAACATTAACGTCTATATTAAAATCACGAATGTCTTTTCCTGTTTTACGATCATATGGTATGATATAATATCCATCTTTTTCTAGTGCTT